TGGTCCACTGCTGTAGGTATTTTTTAATGATACGAATTTCTGTACCGCTGGCTTGTTCTTTGAAAAAGACCTGGAACGGTGTGCCGTTTTCGTCATTTTCCTGTGTACAAAACTCTGCAAGGATGTCAAGGGCCGCATTAACTTCACTGTCCCAATCCATGGTATCATACTGGCCGTAACGTTCTAAACGATTAGGGTGTCCAGAATATACATCGGGCAAATAGCTAGAATAGTTAGTTCTGCTGGGATTTGCACTGCTACCAGCACTCATAGCCCCACTAACTGGACTTAGTTTACCAGTGGTGTTTACGGGTGTAAAATATTTTTTCCAGCTCATATATTATGCCATTTGAAATAGGTCGGGGTTAAGAACTTTAACCGCTTCGTAGGTTCTACGACTATTGTCTGCGGTGATCCTAGCCTGCACTAATAGTTGTGCATTTGTGTTATTTAAGTCTCTAAGCACATTTAACAACTCACTATTGGCGGCTCCGGACACCATACCTATTAACTGTTCAGGAGTCATTACGCTTTCAGTACCATGTAGTGTAGCTTCTGATCCTGATCCCCAATTTTCAAATAGCTTACCAGTCATGCCCAAAGAGCCAGTAGCTCTAGGTGTAGCTGAAGCTGGAGTCTTAGGTGCTTGCCCACTTTTTATCTCGTCAATTATTGCCTGATTTTTCTTAACAACTCCCTCTAATAGGTTAATTTGTGCATTATATGTGCTTTCATATCCTCTGCTAGATGGATCTTTTAACCTTTCTTTTAAAGGAGCCATATCTGCTCGGGCTTTGTCTATTTCTGCTTGAGCATTCTCCATTTTAATTGCATTACCTTCACCGAACAGCAATCGAGCAATGGCGCTATTTCTTCTCAGGGCATCAATAATAAATTCTAGTACACTTTGCATTAAGCCTGCCAGCATCGGGGCTACATCGTTTTTCCAAAAATCACTAATAATTGGCCCGAATAAATTTATCAGAATATCTTTATTAGCTCTCCAGGCCTCAGCCATAGCATCACCTAGTACTTTAAACACCCCATTGAATTTTTCTTTGTAGTCTTTGCCATCTCCCCAGGCTTTTTTTACGTTAGCAAATGTAGTTTCAAACCAATTAACTACGCCTTCGATCACTTGTTTAAATTCTTTACTGCGTATCATACTATCAATAAAACTAAACACTCCGTCACTTGCTTTTATAATGTTGTCCATTAAGGGGCTTAATGCAATGTTTAATAGTTCTCGAACTTTAGATCCAAATTGTGTAAATTTCATTTCTAGAAGTCCCAGTGCGCCTGCACTACCATCAGACGCACCTTTCTGATCTTTTGCAATTTGTGCTAATACTTTGGTTAAATCGTTGCCATTAGCTTTTAACAATCTGCTAAGATACAACATGCCATCAGGAACCATGCCTGCTAGCATTCCAGAAGCTTTTTGTGCATCTGAGAATTTATCTAAAGTTTTACCAGTAGCAGTTGCCGATTGCGATAACCATCCTAATACTGCATCAGTAGTTTTCTTTATATCTCCGTTGGCCGCTTTCACAGAATCTCTTAGGGCGCGACCATTTAAACTAGCACCATTGCTGAATACCGCTAGATTTTCTCCTGCTTCGCTAACAGGAATATCTAATCCTCTCAGCCTGGCTTTGACTTCGTCTACTGCGGCTTTACCAAAAGGTGCCGCGGCCTGCACAGCCGCCATTACGGCTTTTTTATTTTCTGTCCCAAGCGAATCAACAAAGCTCATCCATAATTGATCGCGTTCAACTTCATCAATTTCTCGCTGTACTTGATCTCTACGCTTGCCTGTTAACTTGGCTAGTGTATCTAGTTCCATCAAATATTGATGTGTAGCACCTGCTAATTGATCTGAGCTGGCAAGATTTTCTCTTGAACTAATACCTTGCATTTTCATCACTGTGGCCAAACCACTCGCGGCTTGATCAGCAGTGTAACCTAATCCCATGATACTTCTAGCGTAAGGACTACCGGGTCCTAATAATTTTCCGCTGGCCTGTGTAAATTTTTCAATGCCAACATTGAGATTTCCTGCACCAAAAGCCGCAAATGTTTCGCTGTTCTGCGTAACCACATTTACAAATTGTTCAAGACCTAGCCCGGCTTGAGAAGCCATTCTTGATATGTCAAAAAGACTTCCTCCAAAAGTAGCACCTACTGTTGCGGTCCTTCTATATAAATCTAGATACTGCTCACCTACCTGTGCAATTTGAGAAAAAATACTAAAAACTTTTCCAATTACAGGAAGATCTTTAAACACATCAACAAAGTCGTGTAGTCGAGCTCGACCGTCCATGGCTTTTTTGGTAAACTCTACAAAGTTTTCTCCAAGGTTAACCATGTGCCCGATAAAACTGCCTATCATCGATCCAGCAGTTCCTACTATGCTAGATAATGCATTAAATGCAACACTTAATGTCCTTGCGGCCACTCCGGCTACAGTAGCTACAGTGCCTAGGCCTCTAATACCGCCTACTGCACTAGCCGCGGCTCCTGCCAGTCCTCCTGCTCCTCCCCCGCCTGCGCCGCCGGCACCACCGCCGGCTGTTAAATTAACCAGTCGCTGTAATAAAGCCGTTTGAGTACCAGCCTGTGTTAAGAGATCTTGCAGTATTGCTAATTCAGCACCGTTCATAGATTAAAAATGACCATTAAATGTGTAGATAAATAAAGTTAAATTATCTTTGTATAGTTTATTTATCGGAGAAAAAAATGCAGAACAATCAGTTTCTAAAAAAAGCCAACCCTTTGGCCAACTACATGCGCCAGCCAAAGATCTATATCACTTTACCCAGTGGTGGCAATTTTTGGCCTGAAGGCAGTTTAGATATGACAGAGACTGGAGAATTTCCAGTTTATTCTATGACCGCTCGAGACGAGCTCCTGTTTAAAACGCCTGATGCATTGCTAAATGGACAGAGTGTAGTCGATGTAATACAGAGCTGTATGCCCAACATTAAGAATGCTTGGGAATGTCCTACATTTGATTTAGACACTATTCTTATAGCCATTAGACTAGCTACCTATGGCGAAAAAATGCCATTTACTCACAAGGTCCCAGTAATTGACGAAGAAGTCGAATATGAATTAGATTTAAAAATCCTGTTGAATCAACAACAGTCTAACCAGTGGGTTGAACAGGTAGCTATTAGTCCGGAATTTATTATCTATGTCAAACCCTTGACCTATAAACATCTTACTCAAACCAGTATTAAAGGGTTTGAAACCAGTAGGATCATGAGCATGGTCAACGATGACTCTATCCCTGAAGAACAAAAATTAGAAATGTTTGGCGCTAGTTTTAGAAACTTGACTAAAGTAACTATTGACCTAATGGCTGAAAGCATTTATAAAATTGTTACACCCGACGGCGAAGTTAACAATACAAAGTTTATATCAGAGTTTGTACATAACGCCGACAAGGAAATTTTTAAAATTGTACAAGACCATCTTAATGAACTGAAAGAACATAATCGTTTAAAAGATCTACAGTTCACTACCTCAGAAGAACAACAAGAAGCAGGAGCACCTGCTAGTTATTCAGTTCCTATTAACTTTAATAATTCAGATTTTTTCGCCAACGGCTTTTGATTCTGACTCTTCCTGAGATAGAGGAAGAGGTTAAAAAAATGGATGCTGAGTCAAAAGCCTTGAAAAAAGAAATTTACAAGCTGGCTTGGTTCATGCGAGGATCGTTAAGTGTCAACGAAGCCTTTACCATGGATATCATGGATAGAGAAATACTCTTAGAGATTATACAAGAAAATCTTGAAACTGCTAAAGAAACTGGATTACCGTTTTTTTGATTCAGGGATCTTGGCCGCAGATAATCTTTGATCAATCTTTTGTATAGAAGCTTTCAAATTAGCTATTTCAGCGTCTCCTGCGGCTGTACTTGCAGGAGTTGAAGCTGGTGTACTTGCAGGCGTAGTTCCACCGGCACCACCGCCTCCTTGAGCATAGTAAGGATCGGGACGACTCGGGTCTCCGATACCACCCAAACCGTATCCGCCTTGGGCACTGCCGAATGATTTTCGTTGACGTGCTGTATGATATCCTGCACCTAACCCGCCTGCCGCGGCACCTATCGTCTGTCCAATACCGCCAGCAGTTGCGGCGGCTACATCGCCTACGCCTTGTGCCACTGTAGACCCTAGGTCGCTTGCGCCTTTAACAAATCGTTGAGCTCCACGATTAAGAGCACCGGTAGCATCAGCAACTCCTGCTCCAAATTTAGTTGCATCATCACCTGACTGTGCAGAGTTTACGTAATCCCACCATGATTTCTTTTCAGCATCGGATGCGCCGTCAGTTGGGCCAGTAGGACCGCCGGGCGGAGGAGTAGAAGTATCGCCTGTAGGTCCTGTTGGTGTTGGTTCAGTAGGAGCAGGTCCTGATGGAGGAGTAGTTTTGCCCGGCAAAGGTACAGGAGCACTTGCTGTCTTTGCGGCTTTTTGTGCGGCTAATCTTTGAGCAGGAGTAGTTTGACCTAAAGTATCACCTCCTACATCTGTAGTATTTGTTGCCTGTGCATTTCTAGCTTGTGCTTGGGCTTGTTGTGCGCCGGGAGCACCTGCCGCTATTTGTCGACCTAGAGCTTGCCCTTGAGCATTTGAGATTTCTCTCCCAAAATTATTTCTACGAGCTTCGCCTAAACTATCTACTAAATGTTGGATTTTCATATCTATTCCTCATATCCGATGCTTTATTTATGATTGAGTGTTAAAAGTGAACTGCGTTCACTTGCTCTTTCGCTCACGCTCAGAGCACTTTTAACATCGAAGATGTTTAAGTATTATCCAGATTCTTCGGTCACACTTCGCCCAGGGCGGGCGAAAAGATGACATTATCCGAGTTCGAACAATCACTTAGTGTTAGAGCATTACAGTGGCGGTTGACCGGTACCACGAGCTCCGTCTTCATTCAACGGCAATATACAGATGCACACTAACGCATTTGTATATCCAGGGTTTTTCTCCCTTCCTTTGGCCTATTTTAACTCTATTCAAACAATCAAACCGCAGGCATTTTGCGATCGTGGTCCTGTAAAGGATACTGATTGAGTACTCTTAACGGCGAGAGATTTCCATCCCAGCGTCCCAAGGACCTGGTCTAGGGCTCCAGAAATTAGCAGGAGCGAGCCATTACCGTATAACGAGCCTAAATTTTAGATTTTATGTGTGAGCCATGTACACGAACTTGTATATGTCCGTTATAATAGTCGTCTGATTCTAATACTTTGCGGTCGAATTGTTCACGGGCCTCAATGTACGATGTTTCTGATTTGCTTTTACAATAGAACAATATTTCTCTTGTAAAATTTTCTTTGCCTAGTTTGTTGATATCTTCAGTAAGGTTAGGACTTGAGCCATAATATTCTCTCCAGTCACTATCTATCTTGCCTCTAATTTTCTTTTTTTTCTTGGTGCCGTTCTTTAACTTTACAGTCTTGTAGGTCGTTTTACTAAATTTTGCTAATTTTTTGCCTATGTATTTGCGTCCCGAGAGTGCATTGGTTATTAGATAAACAAAACCAACACAGTCTTCGGGCAATTCATCTACTGTCTGTCCTTGATAAGTCCAAGACATTGGTCACTTAGCGGCCTTGGCTTCCTTGCGAGCATTCTTCTCAGCAGTGATTTCGTTACGACGAGCTTTAACTAACTTGCCTAACTCTGCTAATGCTTTGCGAGAACGAGTACCTGCCGCGCTATTGCCACCTGAAAATTTAGCATCTTCTGCTAAAAATTCTTCAAACGTTCTTTTCATTTGTTCTGTTGTGCTGTCCATTTTTTGTTCCTTTTGGTCTTCCGACCGGTCTAGTATTGGCTTTTTTCCAAGCCAGCTTTTCTTCTTTTGCTTTTAACTTTTCAGCTCTAAATTTTTCTATGTGTTCTTGACTTACTGCTCTAGAGGCTAATAACAATTCTCTTTCTAATTTCATCATAGCCCTTAGGCTTTTTCTTACTCCTAGACCGGTATCATAGCCTTTAGTGACCGCAAATACACGATGATAGTTATGCAGATTTACTGCATGCTCTACATATTTTGAATATAAATCAAGGTATCTCTGTAGGGTAGGATCATTCGACATAGTCAGTATCGTTTGAATAACTGGTAAATCCGTTTTCTTTTACCACACGTAGAACATTGTTGACTCTGCCCACTAATTCATCTTTGTGTGATATTAGATATATATTCTTGTTACGCTCTCTAGCCATCTTTTTTAGTACCGCTAGTGCTGATTCAACACCTGCTGAGTCCATACCGGCATCTACAAGTTCGTCGATAAACAGTAAATTGATACTTTGATACAAGCCTTCCCAAACATCTCGGAAGGCAAAGCTCATACTCAAAATTAATCTATTGCGTTCGCCGCGGCTTAAATTATCAAAATCTAAATCTTGTCCAAGTTGAGTAATTTCTACACTTAGATCATTTTGGAAAATAACCTGATGTGGTAATCCTAGTTTGTCAATATAGTAACTTAATCGCTTGTTCAAATAGGTTAAGTTTTGATCAATAATTTTTTTACGAATAAAACTATCTTTATTAGTCAACAGCTTGTACAAGAACTCTTGGTGATCTTTGAGTTTAGTCAACGAATTAATAATTTCCCAGTCAATTTCTTGAATAGCGGTGCGATTTAATTCTTCAATCTGTTCAGCATAGGGATTTTTTTCTTCTGCTTTTGTTAAAAGAGCTTTTTCTAAATTATCTAAATTATTTTTATGACCTAATGCTTCTGCTTCTGTTTCGTAAAATGTAGTAGGTTTGCGATCTTGATCGCCGTCGCCTAGTTCTTCTACAATTTTTAACAAATCTCCTGCAACTTTATCAAAGTATGTTTGTGCTTCGTCAAGATGTTTGACAGCCGCAGATGACATTTCTTCGTGCTTGTGATCGTGAAGCTCTTGAGCGCAGGCCGGACAAGTTTTATTTACTAGCTGTTCAAGTTCTTTTTTATACTTGTTTAATGTTTTTTCTGCTTGAGTAACTGCTGACTCTAATGTGGCCTTTTGTTTGTTTAGTCCACGAATCTTATTGTCATGGTCTATCCATTGTTGCAATGCACTATGTGCCAACAACTCTGCTTCAATGTCGACAGATTCTAAATTAACAATAGCACGACCTAGACTTTCTAATTCAGTTTGTTGTTTATTATCCCAAGCTGAACTTTTTAATTGTAAACTGTCAATACTTTTTTGTACATTTTCATTGGCAGTTTTTACAGCATTGATCTTTAGCTCTTCGGAGTTAATGCGGTCTTTAGTTTCTTTGACCAGTAATTTTAATGCTTCTGCTTTTTCACTCAGTAGAGTAATACCTAATAACTGTTCAATAATTTCTCGTTGATCCGCGGCCTTCATAGAAAGGAAGGGCTCGGTATAGGTATTAAGCGCCACTAGATGTTTGAACATCGTATGCGACATTCCTAGCATCTGCTCGATGGCCTTTTGTGTTTCTCGACTATCCCCTTGGCT